CCTCTAAAAAGATGGTGCCTGCCGAGTTGGGCTTCTTCATGGGGCCAATCAGGTCGTTCTTAAGCTGACGGTCAGCGGGAATACTGGCTGTTTTGAGCCAGTCGCGCATGGCACCCCACATCTCTGCTCGCTTGTTACCCCACATGATCGGGTTCTTTGCTTTCCAAGCGAAGTTCACCCCGCGCACTTTGTAACGCTGCTCGGTGAGTCTGTCAAGGATGCCGTAACCCAGACCTCCCTCGTCGATCACGGTCAGCACGGGCTTGAACTCCTCGATGGCATCAATCACATGACCCACCACGCTCATGGTGTCCTCGCCCTTCAGCCGTTTAATAGACACGATGTCACGCCCTTGACGCACCAAGATCACCGTGCTGTCCATGCCACCACGGGCCGGGTCCACGCCGATCACGATGGGTGCAGTCATGTCCTTGTGCAGTGGCCGTTTGAACGCATCCTCGACCACCACGGGCGAGATAAACTGGTCTTCACCGGCAGCGGGGAACTCGCCATAGACCTCGACACGGGCTTGTATAGAGTCTTCGCCGTACTCAGCGATGATCTGGTCGTACACGGCCTTGTCGGTGCCCTCGACTGTACGGGCGTCGATGATCTCCCCGTCCCAGAAGTCCCGTTTACCGTGGAATGTCTCGAAGAAGTACCCGGTGTTACGCCGTGGGTTGGAAAACGCGAACCAGTACCTGTCAAGAATCTTCTCCGTAAAGAAGCCAGCGGCCACTGACCAGATGCCGTCAGGAATACCGCTGGCCTCGTCAAAGATGACCATCATGCCGTCGTGGTTGTGGACACCCGCATACGAGTCGGGGTTCTCCTCGGACCAGAGCTTACCTTCAGCGGCCCAGTACCGGGTGCCCTTCTTGAGGTCACGCTCCACCAACTCGGTCAACCATTGAGCAGGCACGAGCTTGGTGGCCGACGGCTCCCACCAGTGCGAGTTGATCGCCATCGTGGCCCACTTAGTCAACTCACCCCAAGTCACCGTTCTTAACTGGTTCTCGCTGTTAGCCGACACGATGACAGACGAGCCTATGCGGGTACTGAGCATCCACAGGATCAGCCAGCTAACGAGTGCAGACTTACCGATACCACGACCCGAGGACACCGAACGCCGCAGGGCGTCCATGTCCAGCTTACCCCGGTTTTCTTTGATGTGATCGGCAATTTTACGCAGTGCTCTACGCTGCCATGCGCGTGGTCCCTTGAAGTGTTCGAGTGGGGTGTTCTTCTGCCCCCACGGGAACGCAAACAGGACAAATGTCTCAGGGTTGTCTGCAATCTGAGGACTCCACAACTGAGTCATCAGCGTTTGTTCTTCGTCCGGGGAGTAAATGGGTTTCTGCATCAAGTGATCCCAAAAATGCGACGAATTTGCCAACGGGCATCAATACGAGATGCAAACCACTTGTGCAATTTGCGGCAATCGTCCTGCAACAAACCGGGAGGGCATCCTGTTTTGCCACCATTGCTGATTAAGTCAGTCATTCTTCACCTCCACATCAATCACCTCGGCCTCGACGATACGAGCACGAGCAGCACTTAGGGCGTCGGTGATGCTGATCCCACCAGTCACTTCGATGTTCGTCGTGGCACCGTACTTCTTACGATTGTGCGCGCCCATGAGCCACTTACGAGTGTCGATCTTGAGCTTGGAGCGGTTCACGTCCTCCAGCGAGTCATCGGCATCGGCAATCTCGATGATCTCCCCAGCCATGAACTCCGTACGCATCTCTTGGGCTTCATCGAACAACTGCTTTCTCTGTGGGTCTTTCTTGATCCACCGGTAGAAGTCGTTGTAGTCGATGTCCCGCTGATCGTCCCGTAGCACTTGGGACAAGGACATGCCGTGGGCAATCGAGTCGATGGCTCGCATGAAGACCTGCTCATACTGTACGAGTACGAGTGCTTTGCCCTCTGGTGAGGGTTTGGGAGGCGCGGGGTCCAGCCAGTCTGGTAGCAGTGTGACATCTGCGCCTACGGATTGATCGTTCGAGGTGTCCATAGTGCCTATAGGGTAGCACACTTGTGGGCAGAGCGTAAATACACCCGCTGGGTCTGTGGTGTCTCGGGTTCTAAAAAAATAAAAAAATTGTTCGCGGGGCCTCCGCTGCTGTGACCCTTGGGCCGTCGGCCCTACCCCCTCCCCCTCGGCGCCTGCGACACCCAGCACCCGCGCATCACATGACCCAGTGGGTCACAATGTTTACTGACCAGTTTAGTATTAGACCCACTGGGTCACAGTATTACTGACTAGTTTAACCATGACCCAGTGGGTCATTTTGTTACTCAATGGTTTAATTTGCACCCAGTGGGTCATGGCATTACTCAATGGTTCGGGGGAAACCCAGTGGGTTTAACTGTGACCCCGTGGGTCATGACTTAGCCGGAAAAGGGTTCGAGTGGTACGGTGGTGACATCGCGCGGGCGAGGGGTCAGAAATACACTTTTTCAATTTGCACATTTTTTAAGCAAACCCCTAAACCCCTTACCCCTCTACAAGTCACAAGTGACGCACCGAACCAGTAGAACCCACTGGGTTTTTGTACATATCGCCAAAACGCATCAGAACCCTTTAGGCTAAGTTTTAGGGGGTCTAAGCCACTACCCCCTCGGACAAAGTTATCCACACTGCTAGTTATACTTACCCACTGGGTCAACTCTTATATAAGACTAATAAACTGTGAATAACTATACCCAGTGGGTGTAACATAAGTGACAGACAAGCATGAAACCCGCTGGGTTATAATTTCACTACCGCAACAACTGCGGTTCTGTAACCCGTAACTTGTAAGGACTGAACCATGAAGACAATGACCAAACTCGCACACGAGTGCCAAGCGATGGCTAAAGAGTGCAATAGCAATTGGGAAATTCTCGAATTCGTAACTTCCCAAGGCGTTGAATACCCTGATGCCGTTTACCTTGTCACCCGCGCCTTGCGTCTCGATGCCGAAGAAGTCGCCGAGATGGAAGACCGCTACGACAACTGCATCTAACCCTGTAACCCGTAACCTGTAAGGACTGACACCATGACTGAATACAACTACACAATCAAATTGCACCCTTGGGCAGATGTGCCCAACTCGGGCATTGTCGAAATCGACCCTGCGGCGCTCTACGGCTACTTTGAGCGCAAAGATGGTAGCGAAGGCGGTGGCCTGTGGTTTGAGGATGACGGCAACCGACTGGTGCTGGTTGACTATGACGGGGTAACCACACTACCTAAGGCCATTATCGAATGCTTGCGGCTCAATGGCGCAACCGTTGACGCTGACTTTGAATAAGGGGAACACCATGAGCAAGCATCAACTCACCTACATCGACTTACACCCCGCGCCCATTAAGACACGCTACACGCTGTCCGACTATCTGGGGGCGGTGTTCTTTGCACTGTGCATCGGCGCACCGTTCGCCGCCTATTTCATCATTTACGGAGCATAAAACCATGATCGCTATTCACACAAAATACATTGGCCCTACAAACACACGCGGTAGCCGGGTTAAGGCTTACACCGCATCATGGGGCGATCGAAAAGGCTTTGAGGTCACTATCCCTTACCCTCACGAATTGAGCGGTGAACAGGTGCACTTTGCAGCCGTTAAAGCCCTAGTCGCAAAACACAATTTAGATTGGAACTTGGAAGGCATGCGTTACGGTGATAGTGCAGACGGGCGCGGCTTTTCCTTTTGCTTTGACCATTCAAAGGTGACACCATGATCGACCTGTTAACCCTGCAACCCAGCGAAGCCGAACGCATCGCATACGCTGAGGGCTTCCCAATGGCCGCGCAGTTGTTCGCCCGTATAGCCGACCTACAACACGCCCTTGAGCAAACAGTCTATGCCCTAGATTCAATCAACCAAGATGCGGGAACACTTAAGCATGCCCGGATGATCGCCACTGAAGCCCTCGCACGGATCGAACCCATAACCAATGCCGAAGGGATAACCCTATGACTTGGCCTTTTCCACCGCCCACTGGCCCCGTGCCTTGGACACCTGAGCAGATTAAACGCTATGCACGGGAACAGCGCGAAGCGCTACCCGATGCCCCTCTACTGGGGGTGACCCCATGAGCGCCATCATCATCACGGCCATCGTGGCCGTTATCTTGGCCGCTTGGGACTGTTGACCCCTCGCACCACCCACCCAGCCCCTAGGATCACGCCTAGGGGCATTTTTTGACCCTTACCCTAGGTAACCCCTCATGACCGACAAAAACCCCCCTCAAAACCCCGATTTCGTGGCAGCACTTGCCGCGCTAATTACCCGCCACCAGTTGACCGAAGCCCAGGCCGCTTCCCTGTTGGGTGTTCCCGTGTTCACTTTGCGGAAATGGCGCACGGGTATCCGCGCACCTAACGCCGCAGCCGTTCGCCTACTCGAAGTGCTCGACCTGCTGGCCGTGCTCGCCCCTGCCCTGCTCGATGGGCTGATTCCAACACCCAACCCCGTCATGCCAAAGCGATCCCGCACCAAAGCACCCAAGGGGGCAAATTAAAATGAATCACACTGAATCGGAATACATCAACGAAGGCGCCCGATACGAACGCGCCACCAGCACCGAGAGCGCTCGGGCCATCGCCTACAAGCTCAGGGCCATGCTGTCGAGTGAGCGGCCAGAGGATCAGAGTTATGCCCGTGAACTGATCGAAAAGGGACGCAAAGAGGCACGGGGATAAAAAAGGGGCCAGCGGCCCCTTAATCAATCCAGCAACTCGGCCCCGTACACTCGGGGCTTTTCTTTTTTGGATAGTCGATAAATCTCGTCAAGCTGGCGCTGTTTGGCGTCAATCACGGATTTGCGGTGGTCTTTGAACTCTACGGCCAGTGCGGGGTTGATGGCCCACTGGGCATGGTGTTGGTTCTCTTTTGACCCGTCATCCATCCGCATGACCCATCGACCCTGTTCGAGCGGGTACATCGCCCCATAGATCATTTGGTCTTGCTGCCACACATTCACTTTTTCGATCTGGCGGCGTGCTGACCGCTTGATCTCGGCCATCGTGATGGTGGACTCGTCTGCGTGTTGAATGATGTAGTCGCGCAGCCATGTATCGAAGTTGGACGCGCCGGACAACTCGGACAGGGCGTAGCGATAGGCCGGGATCACATAGGATTTAACCATCTCGATCACCCGCTGGGCTATGTCTGCGGACACCGTGAGACTGAAGGGCGACTCGATCAGGTGGAACATGAGCATCAATCGCCCGGTCAACCCCTCAACCTTGCCAAAGGCGGTCATGAAGGTGTCGTCCGACTGAAGCAGCCGCTCGTCGTTGCGCTTGGCATCGTACCAGTCTTGGAACTCTTGGAACAGGGCTTTGGCCTCGGGGGACAACTGATAGGTCATCGCAGGCAGTGCGAACACAATCCGAAGGGTCTGCTCCCACTGTTCCTTGTTCAGCAGATAGTCGGGAATCTCTACAGGTTTGCGGGTCAGGTCACCGTTCAAGATACAGGGCACAAAACGCTGCACCAAACCGTCAGCAGAAAGATTGTGGAGGTTCTCGCGGAACACTCGGGGTTGGATGTTGCCGTAGATACTGACGGCCAAGTTTTCAGCGTAGATCGACCCACTGCCCACGCGATCCATCTCGTATGGGGACGACTCATAGGCTTTGACCCATGCCGAGCGATCCTCGCCACTGGCCTTGTCGGTGAGCTTACGCACCCAGCTATTCATCTCGTCCAAGGCGCACAGCAGCCCACGGGGGCGATCCGCTGCCAAGCGCACGAGCTTCTGGCTGGTCACATCGTCCACGGTGATCCGAAGGGGCACGGGCTGCGGGGGCAGGTCATACACCTGCGGCGCTTG